GTGTTGGAACAGCATACATTCAAGAATTAAGATTTAACAAATACTGTGAAAGATTGCAAAATCTTATTACAGCTATATTTGATAATGAATTTAAATTGTTTATGAATTCACGTGGTGTAAATATTGATTCTAGTTTATTTGAATTGTCATTTAATCCGCCAATGAACTTTGCAAGTTCTCGACAAGCTGCAATGGATACTGAACGTATTAATACATTTAATACTATTCAGGGTATTCCATATATGAGTAAAAGATTTGCTATGAAACGTTTCTTGGGATTGAGTGATGATGAAATGGCAGAGAATGAACGTTTATGGGGTGAAGAATCAGGAAAAGGTCAACCAACACATACTGATGCGGCTGGTGAAATGCGAAGTGCTGGATTATCAGCTGCTGGTATTGAAGGTGATATGGGCATGGCTGGTGATTTAAGTGCACCAGACGGTATGGAAGGTGAAATGCCACCATCTGAAGCGGGTGCACCTGGTGTTGCGCCTGGAATGCCTGGTGGAATGCCAGGTTCTGCTCCACAAGTATAAATACATTATGATTTTACGAGAATTATTTTATATAGATCCAGATACTAGACAGGTTGCTAGTGAGTTACGTTACGAACCAAAACGTGATGAGACTACTATGCACCGTGGTGATACTAGAAAGTCACGACTAACTTTAGGTCAATTAAATGAACTTAGAAAAAGTAGTGAAGCTCATTTATTAGAGCAAGAAGCAGAATTGGATTTTATTCATGCAATGTATTCTACACCACCACCTACTGCATAAATTCACAAAAATAGCCTTTTTTGACTATTATAGCTACATATTTACTAAATAATGTAAATAAGATACAGCCTTGCATGTAATATTAACAGGAGAATTACTAATGACAGATCGCGCACAATTTGAAGCTATGCTTGAAGCTTTGATCAATGAAGATCAAGAAACAGCAAAAGAAATTTTTCACAACATTGTTGTTGGAAAATCACGTGAAATATATGAAGAATTATTAGAATCAGACTTCCCAGGTTCTGAAGAAGAAGAGGAAGAAGAAACTGATTCTGAAGAAGACGAAGAAGAATCAGATGAAGAAGATGATTCAGAAAATCCTTTTGGTGATGATGAAGAATCAGATGATGAAGAAGATGATTCAGAAAATCCATTTGGTGACGAAGAAGATGATGAAATGGGTGAAGGTGATTTAGAAGATCGCGTAATGGACCTTGAAGATGCATTAGAAGAATTAAAAGCTGAATTTGAAGAATTGTTAGCTGGTGAAGAAAATGAGCCAGAACATTCTGATATGTTTGGTGGTGAAGAAGAACCAGAATTTGGTGACGAAGAAGGTGAAGAAGATGAATTTGGCGCTGAGTTAGGTGCTGATGACCAAGAAGTTAAAGAAATTACAGTTAACCATAAATTTCCAAAAGATGAAATGGAAGCATTCATGGAATATGTAAACAAAGTTGCATTACCAAAACATGGTGACAATGGTGTTCAAACTAAATCAGTTATTGACAACATGAAAAATGACATGGGTGGTAAAGTAATTGGTCGTTCTTCAGATGAAACAAAAGGTGGATCAAATGGTGGATTGTTAAATCCAGCTACAAAACCACAAACTGGCGGTAACGTAAATGTACCTGGTGCTAAATCAGCTACAAAATTAAGTTCAGTTAGTAAAGGTCACGGTGCTGAGAAAAAAGGTACTGGTGAAAAATCAGTAAACGACACAAGTTTATTTAGAGGTAAATAAAATATGTTTCATCTCCGAGAAAACCTCAGTTTCAACGAAGCTAATATGATTGTTGAATCTGATGACAGAGACGGTAAAAACTTGTATATGAGTGGAATTTGCATTCAGGGAGGCATTCGCAATGCCAACCAACGAGTTTATCCTGTTAGTGAGATTAGCAAGGCTGTTAAGACCCTTAATGATCAGATTCAGAACGGTTATTCAGTTCTCGGAGAAGTAGATCATCCAGATGATCTAAAAATAAATTTGGACCGTGTATCCCATATGATAACTAATATGTGGATGGACGGACCAAATGGTTACGGCAAGCTTAAAATCTTGCCAACCCCTATGGGACAACTGATTAAAACAATGCTGGAAAGTGGAGTTAAATTGGGAGTGTCTTCTAGAGGTTCTGGAAACGTCAGCGGTGACGGTTCTAATGAAGTATCAGATTTTGAGATTATCACAGTAGATATGGTGGCCCAGCCATCCGCTCCAGGTGCTTACCCAACACCAATTTATGAACATCTTATGAATACAAAAGGTGGTTATAATGCCTTTCGCATAGCGCAAGAGGTGAAAGGTGATCCACACGCGCAAAAATATCTCAAAGAATCTTTAGTTAATATTATTAATGGATTGAAATAATGACGATTGCTTATTTGTATAAATGGACAAATAAATTATCTGGAAAATGGTACATAGGCTCTAGAACTAGAAAAGATTGTCATCCAAATGATGGCTATATTTGTTCCAGTAAACTTGTTAGACCAATGATAATTGAAGATCGGTCTAATTGGAAAAGAACCATTTTGGTTATTGGTAATCCACCATATATTAGAGAATTGGAAAGTAAATTATTAACTAGTTTAAATGCTGCGGACAGTAACATGAGTTTTAATCAACACAATGGTGCTGGAAAATTCTCTACTACTGGAATAGCCACAAGTAATAAAGGTAAAACTGGATTACAAGTAGCATGGAATAAAGGACTACCAAAAGAAAAACAACCATTTTTTGGAAAATCAATTAGTCATGAAGTTCGTGAAAAATTGAGTATTAGAAAACAGGGTGAAAATAACCCAATGTACGGTAAACCAGCGTGGAACAAGGGTTTAACTGGTATAATCCATTCTGAAGAATCAAATAAAAAACGCAGTGAATCTTTGAAAGGGAAATCTCGTTCACCAGAAACGATAGCAAAAATAAAAAGAACAAAAGCAGCTAACAAAGCTGCGAAACTAAATACCGCAGTAGAAATACCAACGTATAACAAAACCGAGAACCTGTATTATACAGGAAATCTCCACTAATAGGAGAACCACATGTTAGATGCATTAAACAAGTTATTTGAAAACAATGTGATATCTGGTGAGATTAAAGAGTCAATTGAACAAGCTTGGGATCGTAAAATAAACGAAAACCGTGAACAAGTAAGTCAACAATTACGTGAAGAATTTGCACAAAAATACGAACACGATAAATCGACAATGGTTGAAGCAGTAGATCGCATGATTTCTGACCAACTAAAAAGTGAAATCGGTGAGTTTGCAGATGATCGTAAGCAATTAGCAGAAATGAAAGTTAAATATGCTAGAAAAATTTCAGAAAGTGCTGGTGTTATGAAACAATTCGTAACTCGTCAGTTGGCTTCTGAAGTTAAAGAATTGCACGAAGATCAAATACAAATGGCTAGTAAATTTGGCACATTAGAAAATTTCGTAGTTGAAGCTCTAGCTCAAGAAATTACAGAGTTTTACAAAGATAAACAAGAATTAGCCGAAACGAAAGTTAAAGTACTTCGTGAAGGTCGTAAAGAAATACAAAAAGTAAAAGAACAATTTGTTCAACGTGCGGCAACAATGGTTGAAAGTGTTGTAAATAAAGGATTACGTTCTGAAATTACATCATTAAAAGAAGACATTGAAGCAGCTCGTAGACAAGAGTTTGGTCGTAAGTTATTCGAAGCATTTGCAGCTGAATATCAGACTAGTTACTTGAGTGAAAAATCGGAAACTGCTAAATTACTCAAAGTCATAGACATGAAAGATCAAGCAATGCAAGAAGCGGCCCACGCGGTTGTGAAAGCGGAAAAGATTTTAGAAAGTAAACAAGCAGAAATCCGTGCGTTGAAAGAAGCACAAGAAAGAAAAGAAATTATGAGCGAACTTTTATCTCCATTAAATGGCGAGCAACGTTCAATTATGAATGAATTAATGGAGAGTGTAAAAACCTCAAAACTTAATGAAAGTTTCGAAAAGTATTTACCTGCTGTTGTAGCTGGAAAAGCTCCACAGAAAAGACAGGCACTAGTAGAGGCTAAAGAAATAACTGGAAATAAAATTTCCAAAACCAATCGTAGCAGCGACGACTCTAATATCATTGATATGCGTAGACTCGCTGGGCTTTAAATTTAAGGAGAAATTAAATGTCAGAACTACTTAATGGCCGTTGGGCGGAAACGAAAGAAGCCCTATTAGAAGGTCTACAAGGAACAAAAAAATCAGTAATGGGTGTAACTTTAGAAAACACTCGTAAATATTTAACAGAAAGCGCAACTGCTGGTGCTACATCAGCTGGTAACGTTGCTACTTTAAACCGTGTTATTTTACCAGTTATTCGTCGTGTAATGCCTACAGTTATTGCTAACGAATTAGTTGGTGTACAACCAATGACAGGTCCTGTTGGCCAAATTCACACTTTACGTGTTCGTTATGCTGATAGTGCAACTGGTGTTACTGCTGGTGAAGAAGCGTTAAGCCCATTTAAAATTGCAGAAGCTTATTCAGGTAATGATACATCACCTGCTGGAGCAACTTCAACTGCTAGCTTAGAAGGACAAGCTGGTAAAAGAATGAGCATCCAAATCTTGAAACAAACTGTTGAAGCGAAAACTCGTAAATTGAGTGCTCGTTGGACTTTTGAATCAGCACAAGATGCACAATCACAACAAGGTATTGATGTTGAAGCAGAAATTATGGCTGCTCTAGCTCAAGAAATTACTGCTGAAATTGACCAAGAAATCATCGGGTCTTTAATTTCATTAGCTGGTACACCAACACAAACTTATGACCAAGCAAATGTATCTGGTACAGCTACATTCGTAGGTGATGAACATGCTGCTTTAGCTATCCAAATCAACCGTGTGAGCAACTTGATTGCACAACGTACACGTCGTGGTGCTGGTAACTATGCTGTTGTATCTCCATTTGCATTAACAATTTTACAATCTGCTACTACTTCAGCTTTTGC